TGGCCCATTAAATACCAGATTGACTACCGGGAAAGGACGGCAAAGCGACTTAGCGAACAACCATTTATTTCAGCTTATCTCAATTTATTAAAACAAACTTTATTTCAAACATTTAATAGTCGAAACGGCTCCACAGGAGGACTATTACAATGAGCATCTACCACTCAATGCCCGACCTAACCAGACCACCGCCCGAATTGGGCACCATAAGACCAATCCAAGACGGAATGATGCCACGCACACGAACACAACCCAGACCAACAGGGTTCATTAGCAACCTCACCCGTGGCATCCAAAACGCAGCGAACAGGGCATATGACTGGATGATCCCACCCGAACTGACAGACGCAGAAAACATCGAACGCGCAGATGAAGTCGTACAAGCATGGACGAGAAGACAGGAAACAGAAATAAAAGCACGACGAATGGACATTGACAATGAAACAACACGACGAACGGCAGAAATCATGGCCCAGCCTCTTGAAGAAGGACTGCTGGCGTACCTGAACGGACAAACGCGAGGTAAAATCCTTAACAAGGATTATGTACCATACCTCGTCAAATTAAGCAATGCGTACTTTGCAGAGGTAGGACAACCTGACCACATCCTGCGAGAAAAGGTCATGCAAGATGTGATCAAGAAACATCTTGACTTCAGGTTGAAGGACACACCTTTCCTAACCTCACGAACGGACATAATGCACAGAGCATCATACATCAACGCTCTGAATCAAGGCAAACGCATAACTTACCCCTTCTGGTACTTCGGCAGACCCAAGGTTGAGACAATTCAGGAATGGTCGGAAAACGAATCGGGCCCCTACGATTCACCAAGACCGTACAGCTACTCCAGAATTATCCTGACAACTATGGGTTGGGTCGCTGTAGGATGGACCGCCAAATACCTTATTTCCCGTCTCTACTCAAACCTGACGAGTGGTACTACTACCCAGTTAGCAGTGAAACAACTGCCGCTGCCCTCAGGAACAGGCATCTTCCGGAAATTCTTCCCGAGTACGACGCCGCAGGTATCAACAAACTCTACAGACACATCAGGGTTTACCGCGTACATCCTAGAGTATGGACCCATCAAGAGTATGTTGGTAGCATGCAGCCGCCCAGTAAAAGAATTTGCTACCAAGCTGCCTTAGACGACTATTATAGAGACGGACTAATAAGCACGACTTTACAACCATTCACAAAAATTGAGAAAATGAAAAACAGCAAATACAAAGCACCAAGACTAATACAGGCAAGAAAGCCAATCTTCAACATAATGTATGGAAGGTATGTCAAAGCATTAGAACACATCTTATTCAAACACCATAGACTAACCTACCATTTTGGAAAAGGAACAAACGAAAACATAGCGGACAAAATATACAAACTATCACAAAAATGGCAATGGAAAACAGAAGGTGACCACAAAACCTTCGACGCACACGTAACAGTAGAACACAAGAAATTATTCAACAAATTTTTATGCGCTTGCTTCCCACAAAACGTAAAAGAAATCAAAAACATCGGCAAAAGACTTCTGACAGCGAAATGCAGAACAAGGTCAGGAGAAACATGGACAGTAAAAGGAACGCAACAATCAGGAGAGGTAGACACCTCAATCAGCAACACAATCATCAATATAGCAATACTAAAAGAATTAATGCACCAACTGGGTATCAAGGGTGAAGTCTTGGCGAACGGAGACGACTTCATTCTTTTTACAAACAAACCAGTTGACATTGAAAAATCAAAAGAAATACTTAAAACAATGAATATGGAAACTGAAATGCACAAATCAACACGAAACATCCACACTGTCGAATTTTGTGCAAACAAATTGGCGTTCAGTTCAACGGGACAGCACGTGCTATTCAAGGACATAGACAGAATTTATAGTAAATTTGGAATGACAAACGTGCAAGTAGACTATTATAGGACGTACTTAATGGAATGTGCACATGGAAATTGGAAAATGATGAAAGACACACCAATCGGACAAGAATTCAAACGAATATACTATTACATACTTTATTTAGAAGAACAACTAACAGGACAGGACCAACGACAGGTGCAACGACAACATATGAAATTGCAATACAAATATTTGGAAAAAGAATATCAGCGAATAATCAAAGAAAACAAAGACGCAAAAGAAAACACAAGTACAGAATTAACAGTTAGCATGATGGAGGCGTATGACGAGGCATTAGATTTAAAGAAATATACATCTAAACTAATCAATAGAATTAAGAATATTTACACTAATTACCCTTATATGGGATCTATAGGACTTAAGTACCTCGCATACAACAGCATCATGACTATATCACACGACACAAAACAATCAGAACGACACAAATACACTGACACAGACGAACTCAAACAATCAATACAACCATTACTACATCAAGCTTTCAAAACAAAGAACAACCGACATATCTACAAGAAAATACGCAGACTAACAGGACTTAAATGACACGGCAATGGAAAATGACACCCCAACGGAACAACGACGGAAACCGAACAGCAGGCAACGAAACAGGACAATCTAACGGAAACGAATGGTACTTCGCTAGGGGCACACAACCACCAAGGGCATAACAATATTGGTGACGCAAACAACAACAANNNNAA